CCAAGCCGAGGCGATCGCGCTTCTCGTCGAGAGGGGACTCGGAGATAGCGCCTCATGACCATGAGAACCTTCCTCGCGGCCGCCCTGCTCTGCTGCGCGTGCGGCGGCGCCGAGCCTGTTGAGCTCGACGCGGGCACCACGCCGCCGGTCCAGACGCAGACGCCCGACCCGACCTACGCCATCAACTGCACGCCGGGGAAGACGTTCTGCCCGAACGCTGAGGGCTACTGGCAGTGCACGCTCTCAGGCCACGACGCCATCATCGAGGAACATTGCTCGGCGCAAGGCAAGACGTGTGCGACGACGGGCTGTGCGGCAGGCTTCGACGCGTGCTGCCGATGACCACGACGCCCTGCCCTCACGCTCGCCAATGGTTCGGTGACCACAAGCTCGACTGTGCCTGGCCTCGCTGCACGGAGGCCTGCATCACCAACGTCATGCACATGGTGGTGTACGGGCGCGAGCGCACGTGGCGTCGCGTGCGCGTGTGCTCGGACTGGTTCTGGGTCACGTCGACCGATTCGGGCGGGGTGTGGACGACGAGCGGGACGGTGGAGATTGAAGTGCCGATCGGGTGATGGGCCGCACCTACTAATCTGCTCCCAGTCTGCTGCTGAACTAGTAGGTCACCACGAGCGCCTCATCCGCCGCCCTGCCGATAGCGCCCCAGTGTCGCGTCCAGCAGGTGCGCCGCACGCAGGCGCGGGTTGTTTCGATACCTGTACATGAACCAGTCCCAGCCCCAGATGATGTGACGCGTGCGGGTGGTGGGGTCCAGCATGTGCGGCCGCAACCGGGTGTCCTTGCCGCGGTAGTTTCGCAGCGGCAAGTCCTTCACCACGTGTAGCGCCACCCGCCCCCGACGCTCTGTCCGCGCGCATCCGCTTGGGCATACGCGAAGAGAGCGCTGTTCGGCGAGAGTCGATGCCCAGCCTCGAGGCGAGCCATCGGCCCGCTCTCGCTGCTCCACGCGCCCAGCGCCTCGACGTAGGAGGTCTTGCGTGGGAGTACCTTGTCGAGCCCCGCTGAAGCGGCGATCAGCGGGGCGTCGAAGGGACCTTGGTCACCGTGACCGAGCCGTCCGGCTTCTTGGTGGTGATGAACTCCCCGGTGGGGACCTCCGACGCAGGCACGACCGCAGCAGGGGCCCCGGCCGCCGCCGGCCGCGCGATGCCGAGCCGCCCCAGGGCTGCTTCGGCCAGGCTTCCCAGCCAGGTCTCAGCATTGGCGCCGAACAGCTTGGCGACGTCCTTCTGAAACTCCTTGGAGCCCTCGTTCTTCACGGTGTCCACGGCGGTGGAGACGAGCTCGTTCCACTCTTCGGTCGTGAGCTTCCCGTCGGCCGTGAATGCTGCAATCTTCGGGGTCAGCTTGACCTTCACCGCGCTCGCAACGGACACCATCGAGTCCATCCCGACCGCTCCGACATGCGCGAACGTCGACTCCTTCTCGTGCGCGTGAAGCAGCATTGCCAGGCGGTACAGCGCCCAGATGGCGGCGATGAATGCCGCCGTCGCGAGCGGGGCGAGGCACCATCGGACGAAGAACTCGAGCAGCGGGCCATGCCATTCCATGAAGCCTCCTAAGGCGTGTAGTCCAACGGCAGGGCGCGAAAGCCTTTCAGGCTGGCTCGTCGCCAATTCCTACGGCAGACTCTCGCCCCCCGTCCCTGATCGCGTCGCTTCGCTTCCTCAAGGTTGGTGCACGTATGGTCTCCGTGCGCCGCCTCCAGCGTCTCCTTCGCGTCGAGGTAGATGCCGACGTGATAGATGTGCCCGCGCTCGTTTCCGAAGAAGACGAGATGCCCTCTCACCAGCTCTTGCTCTTCGACCTTGGGAAGCGCCTCCCAAAGATTCGCGGCGCCGTGCGTCTGCGTCCAGTCAGGTCCGCCCGCCTCGTGAAGCGAAACGGTGACGAGTCCGCTGCAGTCGATGCCCTGATGGTTCTTGCCGCCCCATATGTAAGGCGTGCCCTCGAGCGCGAAGGCTTTCGCCAGGAAGTCTTTGGCGCGAGGTAAAGCCATTTGACCGAGACGCTAGCGGAATGGATGAGCCCTTTGCGACTCCCAGCGGAAGACGACGTAGACGCCCCACGCGCCGATGGTGAGAGCGGCGCCCACCAGAACAGCGGTGGGAACGCGCGCCAGCCAGTGGAGTTCACGGGCGACCATCACCGGCCAGCCCAGCATTCCGGCGGCGATCGCCAGGCTCTGGTTCTTGCGGCGGAGCCTGTAGCGCCAGGCGTAATACGCCGCGAGCGCGACCCAGAACAGCGCCACCCAGAAGAACGTAAAGGCGAAACTCATGGGACTTCCATCCCGACAGCCAGCGAGCCGTGGCCCCAGCTCGGCGACCCGAAGCCCTTCGTTACCTTCGCCCAGCCGGAGCCGTCTTCGTTGTCGATGTAGAACGTGCTGGCGTCAGTCATCACGCGCACGGCCTTGCGGACCTGACCCACGAAGGGCCGAGCCCAGTAGCCTGGGAAGTCAGCGTCGGCGACGATGACGTTGCAGCGCACAGCGTGACAGCGCTTGCCACTCCAGTAGGTCGGCTCTGTCTGGTTCTCGGCCCGCCACTTCGCGCGAGACACGATGTCGTACAGGCTCGAGAAGCTCTTCATTCGTCCTCCCAGTCGTCGTCGTCGGAATCATCAGGTGCGTCGGCGTGCTCGAGCTCGTCGGGTGTTTCGTGGTCCTCGTCCCGGAGGTATTCGAGCCGTCGCGCTATCCGTTCGGACAAAGTCTCGATGCGCCCCGAGCTGCGCTCGAGCAGCGCCTGCTTCCGCCGCCGGTCAGTCGCCATGGGGCGCCTCCGAAGGTGGTGCCTGAGCCGTCACTTCCTCCGGACTCTTTCGCGGCTTGCGCGCGTGACGTTGCTTGGGGAGCGTCTCGAAGTACTTGGCCAAGGCCGTAAGGGCCGTCTCGCACTTGATGGTCAGCTCGAGCTGGGCATTGAACGCCTTGTCTTTCGAGCGGAGGTGGACCCATAGCAACCAGAAGAATGAGACGGCGAAGAGCGCAGCGACGAAGCTGATCGGCCCCTTCTCCAGGGCCGTCTGCGTCTGCGTCACCTGCTCGAGGCCAGGGGTCGTCACGGCCGCTCTTACGAAGCGTCCTGCGCGCCCATCACCATAAAGGTAAAGGCGGTGTTGGTCGCGCCCTCGTTGAAGTCGAGCTGTGTGCCAGCTCGGTACGCGATGACTTCCAGGTGCGTTTCATCGGAGCGCACCGCCTGGAAGACCTCATCACCCAGGCCGCCGTTCGAGGTGATGACGATGCCGTAGTTCACCGCCGACATGCCCACGCTGAGTGTCACGAAGATGGTGTGCCCTCCGCTCAGCGCCGTCTCGATGGCGATGTTGGAGACGTTGTAGCCATCGAGGATGGTGAGGACGCCCGACTCGATTTTCGCGGAGCCCCACGCCTTGACGAGGTTCTTCCGGGTGAGGCGGTCTGGCTCGGCGCCGGCGTTGTAGGCGGGGTTGTCGCCACCGGCGAGGTTGATGTGGCCGTCGACGTCTGCCACGTCGATGGCGTTGGAGTTCGAGCTCACCCACAGACCGCGGCCGCCGTCGACGCCTTGCGCCCAGACGCCCAGCGGGCTCGAGCCGCTCGCCGACGTACCACCGCGGCCGTGCAGGCCGGGGTGCTCGCTGCCAGCAGGCACGGTGCCGAACGCGCCAGGAGCGCCGGCGCCACCGGTGAAGCTACCGCCGGCGCCGCTTCCATCACCCGTGCCCTCGATGGCCGAGGCATTCGAGCCGGCTCCCGAGAAGGCGTGAAGGCTGAGATTGAAACGCTGCAGCACCGTCCAGACGAGCTGCTCGGCCTCGATGTTCTTGACGTAATTCAGCCAGTCGTAGGTCCACTTCTGCAGCCAGTTCATGTACTGCGCCGGCGGCCGCGAGGGAGTGCCGGTTGTCGAGGGCACCCAGCCGTCGTCCATCTCGCCGGAGGTCGGCGTTGTGACCTGCGCTCCGCCACCGGTGGCCCATCGAGGAAGAGTTGCTGGCTTCGCCATATGTCACCTCAGTCGATTGCGCCCGCCCACCCGCCGCCCACCGTCGCGTCCGTCTTGTCGCCCCACCCGCCGCCGTATCCGGCACCGCCGTCGAACGTGAAGGCGGTCGTCTCGTCGACGCCGCTCATGTAGTGGAGGATGGCTCGTATCCCGCCCGCGCGCGCCGTGCGGAGGAAGGACGCCACGAGCTCGAGCAGCTTGGTGCCCAGGTCGTCGACGCCGACCTCCACGACGAACCCCGCCGGCGGCCACTCCGTCAGCACGAGGGTGGTGGAGATCGGCACCACGAGCCGCAGGATGGCGAGCACCTCGGCGATGCTGCCCGAGCTCGCGTTGGCAAGGATGCGCGCCTTGAGCTGGTCGCGGTAGTCGTCATCCCCGTAGTCGTTCCGGCTCTGTCCGAGGATGGCGCCGAGCACGTCGAGCTGGACGCCCACCGCGTTCTCGAGCCGCCGTGCGACGAACATCTGCCAGGCGACGTCCTCAATCTCCTGAAACTCCGCCGAGAAGGCTTCAACGATGGAGACCAGGTCCACCACCCGCCGGCCGGAATCGGGGAGCAGGGAGACTTTCTCCGCCACGATGTCTGTCTTGTGCTCAGACATCACGTCTCCTCGTCGTAGGTGATGTGCACCGCGATGCGTGTCGTGTCGAACGTGGCCTGCTGGCGCGGCGTGACGACCATTCGGGCAGTGCTCGAGGGCGGGTCTGCCAGGCCAATCCTGATGGCGCTGACGTCGACGATGCCAGGCACGGCCGCCAGGATGGTCGGCACCTGCACGGAACCGACGACGTCGGTGCCCGTGCCCAGGTTGGCGTCGCCCCAGTCGGCGACAGCCTCCTGCACGAGCGCAATGCCGTCGAGCGGGAACACTCCCCGCTTCACGGTCAGCTCGAGGATTTCGTAGACCGGCAGCTGCGCCGGCCGACTGAACTTGATGATGTGCGTGATGCCCTCTGCGTCGGTGACGCTGCCGGTGACGATGACCGTCCCGCTCGCGTACGTGCCGATGCCGGCCGCCTTCTTGCGGAAGATGGCGCCACGCACGTCGGCGTCGGCGCCGCCGGCCACCACCACCTCGACCGAGTGCGGTGGCAGGCCGTTCGCATCGGTCGAGTCTGTGGTGTTCTCGAAGCCCGCGACCGAGGTGACGCCGGTGACCTTCCTCAGCTCCGCCACGATGGCAGGAAGAGAGCCGCCGCCCAGCGCGCGCAGCTCCGTCTCGCGACGTTGCCGGAGGGCTGGCGTGCTTTCGAGGTTGCGGCCGAGCTCGGCGTCCGCCGGGTTGGTGATGGTCGCCCAGCCGGAGACCGCCGTCTCGATGACGGTGAGGGTGCCGGCGTAGGCCGTCGCAGGGCCGGTGTCCACCGCCTCGAGGTTCGCGCTCACCGTGCCGCCGCCACCGATGGTCGCGTCTGCCAGGGTCCGGAAGCGAGCGCCGGTCCCGGTGACGCTGGCCTGACTGCCGGCAGGGATGACGGTGGAAGGCGTGCCTCCCAGCGTGGCCACCACGGTGCTGCGCGTCGCCCCGAGCTGGTTGGTCGCGGTGAGGGCCGCGAGCTCAATCAACGCGTCCCCGCTCGCACCGTCGGGGGTGAAGGCGGTGTACACGTCCTCCATCGTCTCCCAGGCCTCCGCGAGGCCATCGCAGAAGACATCCACCAGCTTCCCGAAGTTGCTCTCGGGGGTGAGGTTGAGGCTCGCACCGAGCTTGCTCCGGAGCTGGGCGCTTACCGACGTGCGAATCTCGTCGAACGTCTTGAGGACGAAACCAGTGCTTTCGACGCCGGCCATCAGGCACCTCCCTGCGAGACGGTCATGGCGAGCAGTCCGAAATCGCTGATGACGTTGAAGGTGATGTCCGCGCGTCGGCTGGCCTTGTCGACGACGAGCTCGAGCTGCTCAACACTCTTCACGCCGGGGCGGGCCTCGATGCATTCGCGGATGTCGGCGCGCACCACCGCGAGGTTGGGGTTCTTCACCCAGAAGTCCTCGAAGTAGGGAACGCCGGCGTCGAGGTCAGCGAAGTACTCGCCCCTGATGAGAGCCAGCGAGAGTGCGATGTCCTGCGCAAGCGCCTCGCCCCCGGTCGTGAGCACGAGGTCCCCGCCGGCGAGCTCGAAGCCGTCACCGGTGGCGTTCAGCTTGATGTCGCGCGGGAGCGCTTCGCCGGCGACGGCCTCCTGCGTCGTGGCCGTGCTGACCGGCGCATCGGACACCAGCTGCCATGTGTAGCTGACGGCCATTCAAGCAGCCTCGTTCCCGGACTGGTCCAGCGCGTAGACATCCAGGCTGGGTGAGGTGGGCCAGCCGCCCCTGCGAAGCACGCTGTAAAGGTAGCCGTTGGCGATGGGCGTCCGCGAGTTGGGGCTCACGTCGTACAGGGGCCCCCACCGCGTGCCCGTGTGGATGACTTCCTCGACGTCCCGGCCGGGGAAGCGGGCCACCACCATCACCCGGCCCAACAGCCCCAGGTTGTCTTCCACCTTGAACGAGAGCGGTTGGGTTCGGCTGATGCCGGCGGCGATCTGCGGCGAGAGAAGCGTCACGACGGGCGCCACCTGGTCACCTGGTGGCAGGCCTGCGTAGGTCGAGAAGCTGGCGTGCAGCTCATCTGCCGTGCGCGGCACCGTCGAGCCCCGAAGGCCTGCAAGCCGGAAGGAACCAAAGTAGTCGACGCCGCCCTGATAGAAGGCGCCGATGCAGTTGAAGGCGGGGTCTGTTTGGTCGGGGTTGAGCTGACCCGCGATGCTGAAGGTCGGCGTGTCCGTCCATGCGCCTGCGAGCGGAAGCAGCCAGCAGTCCCAGGTGCTGAGACGGTTGCTGATGGTGGTGCCTGAGGTGACCGTCTTGCGCAGCGCGAGATACCACCAGACGTCATCCGCAAACGGAGAGGCAATTTCGAAGTTGCGCTCTACCCCGCCTGACTTCCAGTCCACCAGCCATGACGCATCTGCCTTGTAGTAGCTGAGCCAGAGGTACTTGGTGACGCCGTTGGCCAGGGCGTACACGGTTCGGAGGTCGCTGGTGTCGGCGTACCGCTTGCCGGCGAGCACCACCTCGAGGGTCATCTGGTTTTGGACCGCGGCCTGCCAAACCACGCTGCTGGCCACGGTGGCGAAATACTTCCCGCCCATCCCGTCCACGTACCGGGAGAAGATGCCCGTGCACGGCCCTGCTTGGAGTGCCAGCGGAGAGCCGGTGCCCAGGATGCCCGCGCCTTCGTTGCCGGAGATGTCCACCAGGCGCGCGGTGGACAGCACCTCCTGACAGGGCAGGTAGAGCCCGACGTTGGCGTCCATGGCGAAGCCGGCGGTCATGGCTGGACCTTCACCGTGTTCGAGAGGTGGCTCGGCTTCGAGGCGGCGAAGGCGGCCTTGGCGGCCTTGACCGCCTCCGCGAGAGCTGCGCCAGCGCCCGACAGTGCCGTGCCGCCCGACGCAGAGGACGTAGCGAGCGCGGCCGCGGTGGCTGTCAGGGTTGTTGCCAACGCGAGCAAGGCGCCCTCCAGCGCTCCGAAGTAGGCATCCTCCGCGCTCCGATACGCGTCCCCACAGACCGCCTTCTGCGAGGCCCCCTCCCCGCCCAGCCGCACTTCGCTGTCGGTGATGACGACCTGGGCGCCGCCGTCCTTTCCCATCGTCATGTGGCCCGAGCCGGCGCCAGTCCATGCCGCGTTGAACGGGTGCAGGCCAGGGATGGCGATGGCGTCGGACATGTGGTTCCGGCGCGGATCTTCCGGGTCCACGTCGCCGCCCCGGTGCAGCCACTTGTCGAGCGAGGCCTCGCTGAAGATGAGCAGCACGGTGTCGCCAGGGCTGACGGGCGTGGTGCTGCGGTAGCCACCGGAGCCCGGGAACACCACCGGCACCGAGGGAATGACCGGGTTCGGCTCGGCGGTGTACTGCCCGTCGGCCACCTCGCGCATGCCGCGCACGAGCGGGTAGACGTCGGCCTTCTGCGTCGCGGCGTCGTACTTCTCCACGCGCCCGGGGAGCGCCACGTGGAAGTCGAACAGCCGGCCGTCGATGACTTGCCGGAGGACGGTAGAAAGCTCGCTCATACGGCGCTCACCTCCATCTCTGAGAACCAGTCATCGCCATGCGTGTCGCCCTTGTGAGTCAGCTTCTCAACCCGGAAGAGGCCCTTCTTGTTGATGGCGTCGAGCTCGATGAGACGGCCAGGCAACACCTGCGGCAGGAGGATGGACTTCACCTTGAGCAGGTGGGGGTCCTCCGGCTTCTTCGGTGGCGTGCCATGCTGGGGTGAGCCGATGAGCCCGGTCTCGGAGTTCAGCTTGTAGACGGTCGTCTGCGTCGTCTCGCGGCCCTTGAGGATGAGCAACTGTCCGTCCTGGATGCTGAACGTCATCCCCGCTCGAGCGAGCACCACCTTCAGCTCGCGCACTGCCCTACCCTTCGCGACGTGCCCCTGCGAGTACTGCTGATTCAGCCCTGGAAGCTTCTGGTTGAGGTTGCCGACCCCCACGCCGATGGTTTGAGAGAGCCTCTCCACTACCCCGCCCGTCGTGGTGCCCGGCGCAAACGACTGGGCCACCGGCGTCTGCATCGCGACGGCGCCATCGCTGCACTCAATCTTCGTGACGCAATCGGGCCCATCGAAGACGTGGTCGATGAAGTGCGCCTGGCCCGAGTAGATGACGGCCTCGTTCCCCTCGTGGCCCGCCTGGAGCTGGATGGTTGCACCCTCCGCGGGCATCTGCGCGCGACTGGTGGGCGAGACGTTGAAGACCTGAATCTCGGAGTTGTTCGGCTCGAGCTTCAGCGTCTTCTCCACCTTGAACACCACACGCAGCCCGGCGATGGCGAGCTTGTCGATGAGAAGAGTCGCCGTGCGCGGGTAGAGGCGGCTAGCCACGGGCAGCCCCGAGTGCCACGAGCTCGTCGGCCGTGTAGTAGAGCATCACGACGCGCGCGCCCAGGTCCCCCAGGGCCGGCTCCGTGTCGCTGTTCGTCGTGTCGTACGCGACGAGGTCGCCCGCAGGCAGTCGCCCATCGGCGTATCGGCGAAGCAGCGGCCAGCCCAGCACCACGCGCTTGCCGCTCAGCAGGGGCGTGCCGTCGGAGGTGTACAACGCGAAGAAGTACCCCGCCGCGCGCTCGTTCCATCGGAACTCGAAGCCGTAGGTCTCCCCATCCAGGTCCACCTGGAACGCGAAGTGTGGCACGTCGCTGCGCATGGGGAGGGCGAGTGGCATCAGTGCGTGTTCACATCTGGAGCAAAGTCGAGGTACAGCTCAGACGTGGGGACCGGTGTCTCGACCGGCTTGGTGCCCTTCTTCCCGTCGTCGACCTTCTTCTTCGCGCGCGGTTTCTTCACCTTCAGCTGCACCTGCTGCGTCTGTACGAAGAGGACCTCGACGAACTTGGCGGAGAACTGCAGCGCGTGGCCGACCTTCGGCGCGCGCGTCACGACGAAGCTTTCGAGGCCGTAGCCGTTGTAGCGCTGGTTGACGGTCACCACGTCGACCAGGTCCCCGCTGTCGCGCAGGTGGAGAAACCCTGCCCACGCCTGTTCGGCACGGCCCGGGTCACTGAACGGGTATTCGGTGCCGTCGGTCGTCAGGGGCGTGTTGGTGATGACCCCAGACATCTCGAGCTCTCTCGGCTCGAGCCGGCGGTGGTCTGTCACGGCAATGCCCTGCTCGACCGGGAAGCGCGTGTACTTCGCGTCGGCCTTGTGCGACTCGGAGACGGTCACATCGACTTCGAGGAAGCCGCCCTCGAATCCATCCCAGATGATGAGGGCGCTCACGGAGCGCCCTGCTTGATGTCGCGCGCGACGGCGCCGACGTGGGCGTCGAACCTGCTGCGCGCCTCGTCGGCAACCGCTGCTGGGCTCGAGCCGACGGGCGAGACGATGTTGATGGTCGTCTGAATCGTCGGGGCGAGCACGTCAGGCAAGTAGCCCGCGGGGCCCGTTCGCGGAGAACCCGGGAGAGCAAGTAGGTCGGGCGGTGCTCCTGGCCCGCCGGTCAGTCCTGGCGATGGTCGCTGTGCGGGGAGACCGTTCGGGGCGTAGCGGAAATGTTCGCGCAGCAGAAAATCAATATCGTCGCCCAGGTTGGGGATTGTGTTCTTGAGGTCGTTGACGAGGTTCAGCGCCAATTTGAGCCACGTGACAAAGAACCACTCGCCCGGTTTGGGCTTGAGGAACTCGTCCATCGCCTTGCTGAACTCGCCGAGTACGCCACCGATGAGAGACCTGCCGCCCTTGGACCAGACGTAGAGGTCCTCGCCGATCAGCAGTAGCCCCGCGATCGCCGCAGCGATGGCGAGGAAGGGACCAACGACAGGCAGCCACTCGAGGAGCGTCGCGCGCGCCGCAGCGACGGACAGCGCCAGAAACCAACTGATGGAGTTTGCGCCCACGATGACGGCCGCCACCAGCGCCCCGCCCAACAGCGCAGCAAACAGTCGCCAGTGGTCCATCATGAAGCCCAGCGCCGTGACGAGCGGCGAGATGGCGTTCTTCCAGAGGAAGCGCACCGCCGCCGCGAAGTACGTCACGAACGTGGTGATGCGCGACTTGATGAGTTCTCGGTTGACGACGAGCCACTCGACCATGCTGTCGATGACCTGCCGCATGGGCACGAGCAGTGGCTCGGCGATGGCGTTGCGGATGCCCTTGAACCCGGCCATCAGCCAGTCCATCGAGTCGCCCAGCGCGTCCGCGGCGCCCACCATGTCCTGCGACATGACAGCGCCCAAGTCCCGAGCGCGCTGCTCCATCTGGGCGATGGCCACGCTGCCCAGGTTGAGGAACGAGACGAGCTTCCCGCCGCCACGCGAGAAGAGCTCCTGCGCGATGGCGGTCTTCTTCACGCCGTCGGGCATCTTTTCGTAGGCGTCAGACACGCTGCGCAGCAGAACGTCCGAGGCCTTCAGGTGCCCGTTGGTGTCGTAGATGCCCACCCCAAGGGCCTGGAACGCCTCCAGCTGCGACTTGCCGCCCTTGCTGGCTCCGTATGATGCGCGCGAGAGCATCGTCAGTGCATGCGCGAGCTCCTCGGAGTCGAGGCCGTTCTGCTTGGCCGCGTAGGACAGTGCCTGGAAGTTCTCTGCGGTGGTGCCGACCTGGTGCTGCAGGTCCTCCAGCTTCCCGCCTTCGCGCGCGGTGAGGCCCAGCGCGGCCGCGATGGCGGTGCCGGTCGCTGCCATGACGCCGCCGACACCAGCGGCGACGACTTGGAGGCCCGTCATCTCTTGACGAAGGCCCTGCATGACGGCTGAACCGATGGCGAAAGCAGCGCTGTCGACGTCGAGGCCCAGCCTGCCAACCAGCTCGCGGACGTCCATGGCTCACCTCGCTGCTTTGCGTTTCGCCTTCTTCGCTTGCCTCGCCTCAGCGTCTTCGTAGGCATCGAGGATGTCGTTCGCCCTCATCACGTCGTCGATGGTCCAGACGCTGTGCAGTTCCCCTTTCGTGGCTAAGCCGGCGTGCCAGAGACGCCAGAGGGGCCAGAATTCTTTGATGTCGTCGCCGAGGCCGGTGAGGGGTTCGCCGGCTTCTTCGCTGCTGCCAGCGCTGCGAGGCCTCGGTCGACGAGAGTAAAATTTCCCCAGTTCACCTTTGCCGCGAACAGGGCCACCTTCATCATCCCGGGCAAGTCGCCCTGGAAATGCGCCGCGGCGATGTCGTTCAGGCTCACGTTGTTGACGGTGACGGTCGTGAAGAGCTGCTCGATGATGGCGCGCATCTCCGGCAGAGAGAGCCGGTCCGCGAACGTCAAGACCGCGGAGTTGACCCCGTCGAGGTCGACGTCGGTGCTGCCTGCCTTGTGCATCTTCGGGGCGAGCTCGGGAACAGCGAGGAGACCGCGCACGATGGCGGGTCCCAGCTGCTTGATGAGGTTGCCCAACAGCTCCCACGACGTCCAGGCGTCGAGCATCGTCACGCTGTAGACGTGCTCGCCGATTTTCTTCGTCTGCGTCTTGGGGGACGCCGCGGGGCTCACGGCGCAAGCTCCGGCAGACTGCCGACAACGAGGTCCATCTCATCGGTGTCGAAGACCCAGACGTAGTTCTGATCGGCCTGTTTGCCGAAGGAGACCTTCGGCCGCTTGCGAAGCCAGGTCTTCGGCGCCGTCACCAACGATGTGCCGTTCAGGTCCTGCAGGCTGAGTGGTCGCACGCCGCCGCCCACGCGTTTGTCCGCGGCCGCCCACGCCGACAGCACATCGTTGCTGGGGCTTGAGGGCATCGTCGTGACGGTGATGCTGGCCGATTGGTCGGGGTTGCGGCAGCGGATGACCTTCCCGCTGCTGCCCTTCACCTTCGTCCAGTCGTCGTCGTCGAACTCGACTTCGATGTGCGCGCCTTCGGCGAGGTCCAGGATGCGCATGCCGCCGATCGTCAGCACCACGCGCTTCGGGTCATACTCCGCAAGTCCCATGAGAGGCTCCCTTCGAAGAGCGTGGCGCTAGATGGAGACGGTTCCGTTGATGCCGACCGAGTGGAACGCGCCGGTGGTGGTGGCCGAGAACTCGATGCCCGGATAGAAGCGGTTGGCCTTGTCGGTCGGGTTCACGTCGGCGACCGGTTGCGCGGTCACCGTGAAGTCAGGCTCGAGGAACCCCGCCTGTACGCCCAGCTTCAGCGCACCACGGACGGCGCCGGCGATCATCGCCGCGCCCTCGTCGTCGTACGGAGTCTTCTGGGGCGACGTGAGGACGTTGAAGACGTTCGTCTGGACGACCATCTCGAGCCAGTCGCGGCCGCGGATGAGGTCGATGAAGGTGCCGTCTCCCATCGTGCCCTCGGCAACGATGGCCTTGCCTCCGACGCTGTAGAGCAGGTTGCCGTTCTTCGCCCAGACATGGCCCCGCTGCGTCTCGTTGAGCTCGACGACTTCGACGCCCTTTACCTGAGCGAACTTCCAAGTCTCGCTGCCAGGCGCGTATGGCAGCCGGGAGGCCGCGTGGCCCTCGGCAAGGAACACCGCCTTCGCGTGGTACTCGCCGGCCGAGCGGGAGTAGGGCGCGAGAACAGAGAGCGTGTCCGTCGTCGCAGCGGTGGTCGCGTCGCTATCTTGTGTGTCTTGCAGCAACATCTTCCCTGCCCCCTCGACCCATGCGGCGAGGAGCAGCGCGATTTCCTTCGAGGCAAACGGATTGAGAACCGTGTACCAGTCGTCGTTCTCGATCTGGATGGCAGCCATGTCCGCTGCGATGGAGTTGCTGCCGACGTCGGGCGTGTCCTCGGCGATGCGAAGGTTCCCGAACTGCGACGGCTCGACGTAGGCGGTGTGCCACGCGCCCGCGAGACCGAGGATCCGTAGCGTTCCCGTCGGCGCCTCTGACGTCGTGACGCCAGAGATAGCCAACGCGTCGATCGCTGCCTTTAGGCCCGCGACAATCTCCGACGCCGAGGTGGCGGAGTCCGCAGTGTAGGTGATGGCATGACCATCGAAGACCATCCTGTACACGCCCATATTCGTGATGGCGACTGGCGTGATGGCCCATCTCTTCGCCGGTCGATGCTCGAGCCGGCCAATGCCCAGTTTCTTCGGACGAGGGTTTTGGCTGAACACCACCTGGGCGGCGAGGTACTCCGGATCCGTGGTGAGGAAGCCATCGGATACCAGCCCAGCCAGGCTCGTGTAGTAGCGCACGTGCTCGGTGAAGAGCTGGGTAGCGGACAGGAAGAGCGGGATGCCGTAGCCGGTCTGCACCTTCGTGCCGGCGTTCAGCGAGACGATGATGTTGACGATGTCGCTCAGCGGCATGGCTCTCCCTCAGGGGACGTCGAAACTGGTGTGGGGTGTGTCGCTTGCGTCGGTGATGCGAGCTGTCTCGATGTATGTGCCGTCCTCGGAGAGCTCGTGCGCGTAGAAGACGCTGACGTCGAGCGCGGCCCGACCCTCGAAGTCCGTGTCCATCAGAGCGCTCAAGTTGATGGGGCCGCTCAGCTCGAGCACGGTGACGCCGAGCTCGCGGAAGCTACGGGCGATGCTGGGCAGGGCCAGGGCCGCCCGAACGCCCTCCAGAATGACCCAGGCTGACTCGTCGCCGGCGACGTCCTTCGTGTACGCCTGGATGGAAACGGTGACGTTCCGGCGGCTCACCACGGTGGTGCGCAGCGGGTTGTCCGGGTCCGGTGGACTCTGCAGCAGCTCCTGCTTCAGCCAGGGGAACGCGCCTCGGCCGACGGAGACGCCCTTGCGGAGGGTGATGTAGTCGCCGTCGGGAATGGCACCCGGCTGGTCTGCGAAAATGACGTGCGCGTCGTCGTAGCCCGAGGCCATCTCGACCCAGTTCTGCAGCGCCGTCTCGATGGCGGACCAGGAGGCCATCAGCGGGCCCTCCAGACTTCCGGCTGCTGCGCGTACCCGGGCGTGGACGCGCGGGCGCGCGTCTCCATCGTCTCGATGCGCCGGTCGAGCGCGAGCACCCAGTAGGCGAGGACGGCAAGCCCGACCGCCGCGATGGCCCCGAGCAGCAGCGCGACCACGTCGTGCATGCGGTCGTCGTCGGCGCGAAGCAGGGGCGCGCTCATCGCGTCACCACGAGGTTCTTGATGTAGCAGTCGCACTGGTTGCTTGCGTCGGTGTTCGAGCCGATGACTGCGTTGGTCGTGCTCGCCGTTGGCATCGGGTTCCCCGTCGTTGAAACCTTGGACACTCCGTTGATGCTTGCCGCGTGCGCGCCGGAGCCCCAGCTGTAGACGACGGAATACGGAGTGAGTGCCGCCCAGGCGTTGAGGCCCGACAAGTCTTCGGCGCTGGTTGAGCCGTCGCCAGTGCGAATCGAGATGGGGTTGCCGTTCACCGACTGGATGAACCGGAACCAGAAGCCGTTGATGTTGCCCGGCGAAAGCAGCGCCCAGATAATCGTTCCATTGCCCACGCTGGTGTTGGTCCAGATGGGAGCCACAGCCATCGCAACGGAGCCCCGACTCGTGGGCCACGAGCCGGGCGGCGTGAAGTTGAGCAGGTCGCCGCTGCGAGTGACTGCCGACGCCACAGTGATGATGGGGCTGGTCGCGTAGGTCTTCTGCTCGACCTGGGCTTGCCACGCGTAGACAGACATCACTGGCTGAGCGACCTGTGCTGCGTCGCGGCGGTCGACGCCGATGAAGAGCGTCCAGGATGCAGCCGTCAGCGTTCCCGTAGTGGTGCACCGGGTCCACGTCGTGGCATTCAAAACGCAGGCCTTCGTGCCGACGTAGGTGGCTGACGGAAAGAAGGCCGACAGATAGACCGTCGGCGTTCCGCTCACGGCCTTGAGGTACAGGCTCGTGGCGTAGCTCGCTGCGGTGGCTGTGAAGCTCTGATAAAGCAGCGCGTACGACGAGACGTTGGATGTGGCTGCAAAGTCGATTTGCTCAGCGGTCATCGTTCCGTCGGGCGCGAGCGCTGCGTTGGCAGTGACAACGGGCGCCGCGACGAC